GGTCTTTGTCTATTTCTTTCAAGTAAATGTTGTTTTATAACTACTCCTGTTGAAAGACCTGATTTGGCAGGAGTGAAATCTTTAATCATTTTAAATAAAGAATTATCAAAATATTTGATAAGTCTTATATAATCATTCCAATTATAATTTTTATAATATTTGTCAAAATAAGAATTACGTAGCCTATCTAAGTCAGGATAAGAATAAGAAGATTCAGATACTTGACGTGGGTCTCCAATATATTCTCCTATATTAAAATACCCCATTGATGAATTAATATCATCATTAATTTCATTTTGAGGTGAAAAAGCTACTTCAATATAATTTACATCTCGAATATAACTTTCACTTTGAGGATATCTTTGTTGTATAGTTCTATATGGAGTTAAGACATCTCCTGTTGGGAGAAGATTATCTTCTATTCTTATTTTTTGTGAGATTCTATTTTTTATACCAACTGTAGGTTGGTCATAATATATAAATTCAGTTTGGGGATAGAATATAGAACGGGTATTTATAGTGTAATTACTATCAGTACTAAAAGAGTTAGTAATAAATGATCCAGTTACTTTAGGATGGATAGATGTTCTAGTTCCTGTTGTAGTTATCAAGTCTGATCCTAAAGGAGCTCTAAAAATAAGGTTATTAGCTGATGATGAGTAGTTAGATCCTTCTATAGAATAGGGATTCATAACTAAATCATAAAACTCATTTTCACCTAATTCTACATTATAATATCTTAATTCTTGATAAGAACCTATAAAGGAAGTATAAATATTTCCCCCAAATCTAACAGGATTAGGTAGTCCAGAGGCAGATATAAAAGGAATATATAAGAGTATAGATTCACTCCAAGCTGTACTTAAATTAGTAGTTGAGTTTGAAGCTGTATAACCTATTTTAAATCCATTGTTCCCATTATAAATTTTATTAGCTGCTTTTAAGGTATAAGTACTACCAGATGATAAACTAATTGACCACCAATTGCCATCATAAAAAGGAGCGTCTATTGAAACTACAGAACTTGTACCTAAAGTTGAACCTGAGCTCCAATAAGTTAAAGTGGCATATTGGTTAGAAGAGGAAGGGATAGATCCTGAATAAGAAGCACTTGAATATCCTGATCCTGTATAGGTTAGAGTTATGTATCCAGTATTGATAGGACTAAATAAATCAGCATCAAGATGAGCTAATATTTGAAATTGATTTGAAGGAGGGAGAGAATTAGGTTTAAACCTAAAAGATAAAGTTTGAGGTTTGTTATTAGGAGAATTCCATAAGTTATTAACAGACCAAGGTATATCTATTAAACTAGATGTAAAAGATGATGAGATATAAAAAGTATAATTAGATTTATTTTGAAAATAATCCCAATCATTAGTATTATCTTTATCCTTACCTCCAAATTCAGATATTCTTAATATTGTATCAGGGATACCAAATATATTAATTAGAGCCCTTAAACCTTCAACTGTACCTTTTTTCTTAAGTAGATAAGGTAAATTATGGTAAATTCTTTTGTAAGTTTCTTTATTTAAATCATCTAGTTTAATTAAAGGAGGTGATATATTTGGTATACTTCCTGTGAAGAAAGCAATAGCTGGAGGTCCTTGGGCTAATAAATCACTTAAATAAACTGAGCTAGTAGGTGTTCCTGGGGGTGATATGAAATAATCATAATTTACTATAAAATTCTGGCTTATACATGTGAACACATCATTTTTATAATATAATGATGAAGATTCAACAAATCCTCTATAATTATAATCACTATAATAAACATAGTCTGTAATTAATTCAGATCCAGTAGGGGGTAATAAACTTCCAGAACCATTTATACCTAGTAAAGCTGAGTATAAATCATCTGATGAAAAGTTATTTTGATATAAATTAACTCCCATACTTTGAATAGCATTAGCTACTATATCTTTAGATATACCATAATTTAATCTATTATCAGTATCAAATCGATTTGATACGTCTTTTGTATATACCCACATGTTATCAAAATGCTGGCCAATCATATCTAAAAATAGAAAGAAAGAAGCATTTGTATCATCATCTTTTACAAAAGATGGTAAATTATTAACTAACCTATCAGAATTTTCAATATCATAATTTGATCCTGAGGTAGTTTGGGTTGTTAACCAAAGTTGAGAGAAAAAACTACTTGTTGAAGTTAAGATATAAGGAGGAACAGAGTTAGTTTTAGGATATATATTTGATAATCCATCTGATGATCCTGATGAGTAATATTGGTAATATTCATACCTATCAAAATTTTTAATAGTATTTTCTATTTGTTTTTCAAGTAACAAAATACTTGAAGAATTATCTGTTGGACTTAAAGAATTTAAATTATTTATCTCATTTTGATATTCTTCAATTAAACTTACTTTATAATAAAAATTTCTTACTCTTTCCTCAGCTGAGGAGAAATAGACAAAATTATTAAAGTCACTATAATCAACATTAACTGTTATTCCTTTTTGAGCTAATATATTTTGTAACTCATTATAAGAAGAAGTTAAAATAGTAGTTGTTAATGAAGTTAAATTTTTATAAGGAGTAGAATTATTAACAACATCCTTTAATTGTACTTCAAAATTTGGTCCTCTTAATTTTTTTGATTTTTCAGGTTCAACTATTCTAGGAGGAAAATTAATATTAAAAGAAACTTCACTAGCTGTTTGAAGAGTTACCCATAAAGTATCTTTTTCAAGAAATTGAGGTTCTAGAGGTTCATATAGTTTAATTAAAACAGTATATTGAGAATAACTAACAGTATCTAATAATATGTTATTAGCTATAAAAATATTATTATTACCTAGATTAATTTGAAAATCTTCAAAATAAGCTGAGTTGGTTAATTCTGTTTTAAATTCATTTACTAATTTTTCTAATTCATCATTACTGATGTCATTATTAGCTAATCTTAACTCAGTTCTATCTGAAGAAATCTGTTTTAAATAAAAAGGACTATCTAATGATGAAGATAATTGGTTTCGAAAGAAATTATAAACAACTGTGTAATTACCCTGGTCATATCCTGCTTTTATAGTGTCAATTTCAGGATCAACATTAACTGTAGATACAGCGTTCTGTTGAGTATTATAATCTAAAGTAACAGTGTAATTTTTATAACTGTAATCTATATATTCAAGTTGGTTTAACTCATTATAAATAGAAAATTCTATATTATCAGTTTCAGGATTAAATTGGGATATAACATCAAAGGCTGGGATTAGATTAAGGTCTTGTTTAGTGTAGTCCTCAAATAAATTAGTATTTATTTTATTTAATGTTACTAAAGCCATTATTGTATATTAATTCCTTGAGTTAATTGGGTTTGTTGAACTTCTATTAATTGAGTTTGAGTTTCTAAAAGTTGTTCTCTTAATGAATTTATTTCTTCATATAAAGCATCTAATTCTAGATTGGTTTGTTCATCTCCAACATACTCACTACTTCTCTGTATTAATTCATTATGAGAATTAGGACCAGTTTTAGGTATATCAAAAAATAAATTATTATAAGCTTCAAAAAATTGTGTTACTGTTATTTCAGGTTCAATATCTGAAAAAGGGACTGGGGGGGCAAGTTCATTAAAAGAGGTATTAATAGTATTTTGATATTTAGTTTTATCATATACTTTTCTAGTAAGATTAATTCTTTGTCCCATTTTTAATTTATTATTTTAAAATAATAATTATCATCTAAAATTATAGTTTCCCCATTTAATACAGTTTTTATTAAAATTTGATAATATCTTTCAGGTTCTAAACCATTCATATAAATAGTAAAATAACTGTTTGAACTATCAGCACTTATCTTAGTGTAAGTATCATCAAAATTAAATATAAACTCATTAGTATCCAAGTCTTTTATAGCATAATATGAAGTTATTGGTAGATAATAATTAGTTGTATAAATTGAAGAGGTTTGGTAACTACGAGCGGGGAACTCAGGTCTACAGTTTAATCTAAATTTATATATTTCTGATCTTCTAAATTCAATAGGATTATTAGCTAAAGTAACCACCATTTGAGTTGTATTAATAGTGGATTGAGCTGATGAAGTTATATAGGAAAAATCATTCCATTGAAACTGGAGTTCAGGAGGGTATATGGTGTTAGTATCTATAGAATAGAATTGCAATTTAGCTTGTTTTGATAAACTATTTACAAATTCATCAGCTGAGCTTTGTTTAAGGATAAATCCATCATTAGTAAATCCTCCTAATCCTTTTGAAGCACTATACCAAGTTTTTATAGTGTTTGTAACATCAACATCTAAATCTTTAGAGCTATTATAACTATAAATTTTAGATTGGACTATATTTAAACCTAAAGAAGAACCAGTATACCAAGTTCCTCCACCTGCTACAGTGCTATAAGAAGCTGTTACAAATGAAGAAAAATTTGAAGTAGCCCAAGCATTAGATCCAGAATATGTTCTATAAACCCACCCACACCCATTATCAATTTCAGGATTACTATTAAATTTACCTGTGCCCATTCCCCAAGATCCTGATAAGGGGTATATTTCTAATGTTGTGTCAACATTAAGATTTTCAATATTAGATATATAGTTTTTAAGATTAACCTTAAAAGAAGAAGTATTAATCTTATTATCTATAATAGAATTAATTTCTTCTTGAGAAAATTGAATTAAATATCTACTAACATGAGTAGTACCTGTTGAAAAGTCAGCTATGGCTTCTATAATAGAATCTAATCCTGTGTTTTTAACAGGATATCTTGAATATATAGTGGTGTCTTTTGTTGGGAAAATTTTATATACTGCCATAATTATAAAGTTTTGACTCTACCTCTAATATCAACATTGGGGTATTTCACCTCAAAAATTGAAGGGTCTAATGAAGGATAAATAACATTATTTAATGTAGCACCATTTATATCATAAGCATATTGAGAGTAGCCACTAGCCAAACCACTTTTATTAGTTATTTTAACACTATCAACAGTTTGAACTCCTTTAATTTGATCTAAAAGAATATATATGTCTCTTAATAAAACAGGTTGATTAATTTGTTGGTTATCTATATTAAAATAATTTTGTAAAGCTATTATACAATCTGCTATTACTTGATTGCTATTAAAATTAGGCAATACAATAATATCAAAATCAATACCTATGTTAATTATAAAAGCGTCTCTGATTTTAATAGAGTCATTTATAGTTCTATATTCTGAAAGGTAGGTAGATAGATTTTGTTTTAGGGTTGATGAGGCTATGGTTAATTGTCTATCAGCATTATAACTTAAAATATATAAATTTAATGATGAAGGAGATTCACCTGGTAAAAGGTTTTCTAGTTTTTCAGATTCAATATAAGCTTTAGCTATAGTCCCATACTGAGAAGGAAGACTTAAAGACCTAACTAAATAATCTTCTTGTGTTATAGTTCTTAGCTGGGTTCCAAAGTTACTTAAAGTATTATTTCTAATTTCTTCTATATTATCTCCATCATCCCCTCCAGTAGCTGAAGAAGGATTTATAACTAAAACTGAGTTAAATATGTTTTGGGCTAGGTTACCCGTGTTGTCTAAATTGGAGTTTTGGAATTTAATATCAGCACTTACAATAGTATTAATAACATTGGATTCAACATTAGCAGTTACTCCTCCACCTATTAAATAAGTTACAGTTAAAGTAATATTAGAAGGAGCTATACCATAAGTATTACTATATAAAAAATTGGAAGGATTAAAAGCTGTTGTTAGCTTATTTTGGGATGATGGTAATCCTATACCTACATTATTAGGGTTGGGTATTATAGTCTCATTAACATTATTTTGGTTAGTCCCTGCTCCAAATTGAATATCTAATTGAGTTTTGGATTTAAATCTTGTTACAAATCTTCTTGGTACTTTTTCTAAACTTAGAATATAAGGTACTTCATTTAAATCAGATTGAGCATTAGGATCTGGTCCAAATGGATTTTTATTTTTTATAGGTTTAAAAACAGTTTCTTGAGCTAAATAAGGAACTTCAGTCCACTCATTACCATCACTATCTATAATACTTAATATTCCAACTATATTAGCTTCATTAATAGTTACAGTTGGATATCTTTGTACTGTGGTGAAGGTAAATGTTGTTGTTTTAGGAGTAGCAGAGATAGCTTTACGTGTTTTTTTAAGAAGGAAAGATGAGGGATTACTTCCAACTACTTCATATACTGTAACAACAGTAGGGTCTAATGATGAAGAGAATGAAAAATCTATAGGATCTTGAATTAAGAATTGAGTAGAATTACCAGTATTAGAACCTAATATAGTATTATTACTAATTAATAAAGCGTAATCATAATCCGGAACATAAATTCCACCAACAATTTTAGCTGGGACTTTTTGATAAATATCTATATCAACAACTGCTACTCCTGTGGCTTTGGGTTTGTAACCCATCATATAAGCTAAATCATATAAATTAGGTTCTTGACGGGCATATTGTAAAAAAGTTTCCTGTATTTGGTTATCTAAATAAAAAGATAAAACATCTCCAACATAGGAAGCCATCTCAATAAACATTGATCCTGGGGAGTTTGGTCCAAAGTCATTGTAAGTAGTGGGGAAATAGGTTTTTGAAAATTCAATAAGAGATGACCTTAAGGAATCAAAATCCCTATTAATATATTTTATATCTCTATTTATTTTATTATCAGCCATTATTATGGATTAAAGTTTATAGCTAAAGTGTCTACTTCATTATTAAAAACAGAATAGGTCAAAACTACAGTTAAAGTATGATTATTAGGGGATCCTAATACTTCTATTTTTTTTAGATTAACTTGAGGGAACTGAGAAGATAATTCTTTTTTTACAACATCTTCAACATTTGAGAGTGTATTTAATGATAATTGTTCAAATAAAAAATTTTTTAATCCTCCTCCATAATTAGGATTTAAAGGACGTTCACCTTTATTAGTTGATAGATAAACTATTATATTAGATTTTATTTGATCTCTAGTTGTATAATTTAATTTAAAAGGTATTGAGCCTGAAGTGGCTGAGTTAGTAAAAGGAAAAGACAAACCAACAGCATTTCTTGGTTGTAAATCAATGGGAAATATGTTAGTTTGTTTAATAGCCATTATTTATTCATTAAACCCATTATTTGATTCATACTTAATTCACCCGCTGGTAGGTCTGATCCAGGCATAACTCCTTGAGGTCTAAATTCACCTACATTTTGGGTTGTAAAACCCATAGCAGTCTCACCTAAAATATTCCTATACTGTTCTCTTTTTTGTTCCATAGTTAGTGAAGGAGAAGAAGAAGGTGAAGAAGGTTGAGAAATATATTCAGTGACAGTTTGTTTAGGAGCTTTAACAGCTTCTAATAAAATTTCTCTTAATTCTTCCCTAATAACCTCTCTAACGGCTTCTTTAATTATAGATTTGAAAGTGTTAGTCTTCATTGTTTATAAATATTTATTTAATTTGCTTTTAAATTATCTCTATTAATTATAGACTTTAATTCTTGTATTAAAATTTCAGGTTTAGTTGTAAATGATAATTCAGTTTGAAGAAGGACAATACCATCTTTATTTAAAGCTAAAGCTCTTTTTCTATTTACTGTTGGTGTAAAAGAAACTTCTTCTATTTTAAATATAAATCCTTTATAAGGAACTCCTAAAACACTTTCAGTTGATTCTTGAACTGATTCTTCAATAAATTTAATCATTTCAGGATCTAGGGGTATTAATTCAGGTTGTTCTTCTTCTGGGAGAGATTTATAACAGTTTACTATATCTACATCTAAAGCTTCTAAAGAACATATAAGAATCCTTAAAGCATTAGAGAATAAAACTAAAGTAACATCTAAAGAAGCTAACCCATTATAAATGTTTACTAACCTAGGTTCACCATCTTTTTTAAATCTTAATTTATTTACAACTTCTCCAGCTGTATCAACAGCTGCTCCTACTTTATCTGGGAGGGGAATTGGGGAGGCTATACGAGCTATATTAAGGGCTCCTATTAATGCTTGTGATATATTAATGATTAATAAAACTCCATTTACAATTTGTAAAGTTATTCCAACTGTGTTAGAAAGTCTATTTACTCTTTGATAAATTCTATTTATTTGAATTACTAAATTATTTCGTGTATTAACTATTTGTTGTAATTCTTGATAAGAGGGACATACATCCTCAAATTTTTTTATTAATTTATCAATTTTCTTTTGATAAATTTGCTGTAAATCTTCATATTTTTCAGCTATAAATTGAGCTAATTTTTGTAAGGCTCCTAAGGGAGGTAATAAACTTAAAATAGATCCTAAATCATCTTTAGGTGGATCTTTACAGAAATCAGCCATTATATAGTAAAATTAGATTTAGACTTTGATTGAGTTTCTAAAACACTTTTAATAGCGTTTAAATTGCCTACTATAGAAGTACCAGCTAAAGGAGTTGATCCTACTTTAGCGTTAGGGGGCTCACTACCATATATAGTGAAAAATTGAATTAAAGTATCTATTAAAGATGAAAGTTGAGTAACTGTTATATTACCTTTTAATAAAGGTTCAGTGGCAGCTTTGTTTCCTAAATAAATTTGTTCACTATTAATTATAAAATTTTTAGTGTCTATATTTATGGAATTTATAGAATTTAAATTTATAGATTTTTTAGAAGATAAAAGAATATCATTATCAGTTGTATTAAATAATAATCTACCCGAGTTTAGTATTATTTGGGTTTTATCATATTCTTTAGGGGATGTTGGTAGTTCATTATAACTATTATAATTTTTACTTGATACTTCTATGTTTATTTTTTGGTTAGAAGTTAGATAAATTGAAGATTGATCTTTATTTATATCTTCAGTTATAGGTACCCAACTGTCACTTGATATATTAGAAGGTTGACCATTTCTAATTAGAACATTAGGATTATTAGTATTATTATTAATATAACTACCTAGTCTAATTGAATTACCCCATCTTCCTTCTAATAAATTATCCCCAGGAAAAAATTGAAGAGGATGGGTATTTATTTGCTCATTAAATTTAGGACCTAAATCAATATCTGTAGATTCATCATTTACTCTTCTTATATCTCTAGCAGAGCCATCACCAGCATCTTCATAGTCTGATGTTGTGTTATCTTTAGGTTGTTTAGTAGAGTCAGGGACAGCATTATGATGTTGACTATTCCAAATATTAATAGGAGGGAGATAGTAAGCTGTTGTTAGGCTGGTGTTTGTCTGAGAGTCCCATGAAGCTAAAAATACTATAGGGACTAGTTCGTTTATTAATGGGTAAAACTTATGGTTGGAAAATAAAGGTATAGCTATATTATTAGTATCAACAGCAAAAGGAAATTGAACACTATCAAAAAACACAGTTCCTATCCCATTCCACTCACCATATTCTTTAAATCTAGGATGGGTATTATCTAAAATTATATCAAGTACACGAGCATAAAGTATTTCTTTCCCTTTTATAGAGGGGGGAGTACTGTCATTCCCTATATTTTTAGTTAGGGTAGAAATACCTTGATATATTCTAGGCATTATTTTTTACCTTTATCCTCGTTATATTTTTTTACTTCATCTAATAACTGTTGCTTTTCAGCTTCAGACATTCCAAATGCATCTCCTCCTTCTTCAGCTTGCATAGATCGCTGAACAATGGTAGCCATTTTAATTAAGGCTTCATCATTTTTAACTCCTATTTCAAGATATTCTTTAATCAAAGGAACTATAAGAGTAGCATCACCAATTTCTTGAACCATTGGTTTAAGTTCTTGAATCAGAACTGAGATTTGTTCCTCTTTCTTTTTTTGGTTGTTATAAATTTCTTCTAAAAGATTAGAGAAAGTTACCTTACCAAATATTTTTTTATCAAATTTACCCATGATAATAAATATACTTTGGTTAAAAATTGGTATATCCGTTATTTAAATAAAAGATATATTGTTCCTTATATATTTCACCTAACCGATCAGCGACGCGGGTTATATGTGGAGTTTTAACGTCTATAATTTCCCTAATATAAATGTAAAGAGCTTTTTTATTAAAAATATCTATATTTTCTCTTTTTCTGAATACTTCTAAAATAGCATCAGCTACCTGAGCATCTTTATCTTTAGGGAATAATTCATAAATATTTTCAGAGCAATATTCTACATATTGGTCTATAAAATCTGAGATATAATCAGCCTGGTTTAAAGGAGTATCTAATTCATAAGAGTGATTTAGATCTTTATATAGTTCTTCAACTGGGGCTTTGTCAACTCGTTTTTTATAGTTTTTAGTATTTTGAATGATGAGATATCTTTTAACTATGGTTCCAAAATAAGAGTATGCTTTAGCTCCTTTTTCAGGGTTAAAGAGGTGTATTTTTTGGAGGAGAAAAGTTATAATCTCATGTTGCAAGTCTTCAATATTATCTACTTCAGTATAATAAAACTTAAAGGTATGGATAATATTTTCTGTTAATTTAAAAAAAGCATAATGAATATGCCTATGATAAATTTTTTCCTTTTCATCGGTGGAAGTGGCCCTATTATAGGCCACTATAGCATCCTCAGTTTCTTGAGTAAAATAATTATTTGATGATGGTTTTTTTTTCTTTTCTATTATTTCTTTTATCATAATTTATCCACTCTAAAATTTGATAAAACTTTTTGTAGATTTTTTATTTCTTCATATATAAAACCTACCTCATCATCTGTTTTAAAAATACCTTTACTATCTATAGTTTTTATTTTTTCATCAGCAAACTCAACAATTCTGGAGAGGCTGTCTAGATAGTTTTGATATCCGGCTAAGATATCTTCTTGTTTTTCATTTTTCTTTAGAAGGTTGAAGGTCGTGAATCCTAAGATCACGACCAAACAACCTAATATACTAATTATTATAGTAGTCATAGATTATCTAATATATTTTTTAAACTTTCACTTTTAATATTTCCTAAAGCTTTTTGCTTAATAGGAGTCTTTTTTTCCTTAGTTAGAGCAAAATTTTTATTTTTAGCCTCAACTTTAGTTTCTTTAAAAGTTGGAAGCCATTCTTTTTCAAATTCAATTCTAGCAGCCATCAAATCAGCCTGATGGAGAATATAAGGGAGAGCAGTTCTAGGTTTGGTAGCTGGGGAGAAATTAATCAAATATTTTTTATTAGCTTCATCATATAGGCCATCATGAGTCTGAATACCTAACATTTCATTAAAGGTATATTTAACATCATGAGCCTGGAGAAGATATAGACCACGATCAGGAATAGAAGCAAAAGCTAATTTATCACTATGTTGGTAAGTTTCTCCCAACTTATCTTTTCTCCATTGGTCAGTCTGGGGGGTGTAAGCTTCATGCTTTTCATCTCCTATTTTACCTAAGTCATGATTAATAGCTGAAAATATTAATTCTTCCATAGTGAATGTAGACATATCTACTCCCATCTGCTGCCAAACATTAGCTAATTTAATAGCGCAATCTACTACACGATTAACATGGTCTACATAACCACCTGGGAAAGCATTATGATATTCTTTTTTATGAGCCGCAGGCATCATAATAATACGATCTTCATATTCTTTATAAAAATTGAGTAATTTTTGCTTACGCTCTCCAGTAATAAAAACTCCAATATTATTGAGAAAAATCTCCCAATTCTTTTGAATTTGCTCAGCTGTTAACATTTTTTATTTACGATTAAGTTCTTCAGGGCTAAGAGGTTCACGTTCAATTGAAGCTCTAACATCTCCTAATTGATCTAAACACTCCGCTAAGACAATTCTAATATTGTCTAGGTCATTTCTAGAGGCATAAAAATCTATATGCTTCATTTTAGCTTCTAACTTATCTAGTTGATTATTTATATATCCTCTCTGTCTCATTTTTTTCCTTTATTTTTTAAAAATTATTTATTTTTTTATTTAATCTGAAGTTAATAAATCTTTTAGGGAAGGCCAATTTACTTTGAAGAAAGGTCAAAAATTTTTTTTAGGAGGGCACATTTTTCATACTCCTCAATTTCTTCAAAATACTTAATAGATAATTTAAAGGCAACTTCTAATTCACTATCCATATATGAAGTTAAGACTTCTTGGGACTTTTTATCCTTTACTTTAAACTTGCTTATATAAGTGTAAGCTCTTTCATATAACATAGCCTCACCTGCCCTTTCTATCTCTTTAACATCTAATTTAGGATCAACTTGTTTAAACATTAAAGTTAACCCTTTATTATAAGAAGTATAATTCATAATCATCTTCTTAAACATTTTAAGCATAGTTAATGGGTCATTATAATCTATCTTAGGTAAGGAAGTAGGACTGACATAATCAGGTCCCTTAGGGTCTAACCCTCCTTTACCCCCAAATAGATCAAAAACTTTATCAGGATCAATAGGCATGTTAATTATAAATATTATTTGCAGTGATAATCAGCCGCTCGTGTAGCTATCTGTTTAACAGGTTTAATATTAGCTCTATAACCTAAAGATGTGACCCATCCCTTAGCAGCTGAAACTAATTTATTGCTAAAATAAAACTCATCATTATTATAATCCAAGTCTATTTCAACCTTAATACTAGGCATATGCTCAGTTATTAAGTTAGCCATTTCTAAAGAAAACTCAGTTTCTTTCCACAACCGTGTCCAATTATCCTTAGTAGGTGGAAGAACACTTTTTTGAAAAATGTAATGAACCCCATTATTTAGGTAACGATAAGCTATAGCAGTAACATATATAATTTCTTGCCCATAACGTTGAGAATCCGTTCCTATATGGACTTCTATAAACGGGTCGCCACCTATCATTTTAGCTGTATAGGTGACGGGATTTACCGGTTTTCCATCAACTGTTCTGAATTTCATAGTTCTTCTATTCTTTTAGCTTTGTCGTCTATTACTAAATCAAAATGGGGCTTTTCATCCCCACATTTAAGTTCATGATATTTACATCCCCACTCATTAAGTTGAGATAAAGTATGTTCTCTATAATCTTTACCTGAAATAGAGCCTCGGGCTGTCCAATAAACTATTTTCCAACCTTCATCATAAAGTTTATTTATCTTAGCTATATTTTCATTGTTAGGAACAGATAAATCATATCTTCTCTGTTCTGGGTAGAAACATATTGTTTCATCAATATCTACTAAAGCTACTTTTTGTTTACCTTCTACTGTAAACCTATCTGAAACATGAAATTCCATAACATTAATGGTTAAGTTTAAAAAATTAGTACCCAAGGAGAGACTCGAACTCTCACGCCTTTCGGCACTGGCTCCTAAGACCAGCGTGTCTACCATTCCACCACTTGGGCATCCTCTATTTGCTTCGTTCGGGCGGAAGATGTTGGATTCGAACCAACGCATCAATTTCTTGACGACGGTTTAGCAAACCGCTCCATTAACCACTCTGGCAATCTTCCTTTAGGCGGTGAGGGAGAGATTCGAACTCTCGGTACCTTGCAGTACAACGGTTTTCAAGACCGCCGCAATAGACCACTCTGCCACCTCACCTAGAGCCCATTACTGGGCTGGCTCTGGAGTTTCTGCTGGGAGAGTCTCGAGTGAGTCGAGCAACTCGTGAACAGAATCAACAGGTGCTACATGAGCTGTTGAATCCTGAGCAGCAGTTTCACAGTTTTCACATTCGCCGTGGTTCCCACATCCCATGAGACCCACAATGGCCATAACAACAAACAAGTTTTTCATATCTATTATAAGTATTAAATTTTTTACCAAATATCCCATTCTTGACCAGCCATAATATAAGCTGAGCCGGAGTCTAAGGTTGGGTTTTCAAGCATAAAGGCTATTGCTGTTGATCTAACTTCGGTTACAAGACCATGCTTATTAGCTTCATTTAAAACAGCATCAACAATATCTTTATAGTTATTATTCATTTTTTTTCTTTTTTTGTTATTGGGGGAGGCACTTTACCTCCCCCTCAAACAACATGGCATATATATTAATCTCAAACGAATTGAGAAGCGATTTCATACAATTCTTTGTTAATTTTTAAATCTTGCTTGAAATTCTTAACACGACGAGCTTTACGGAGTTTAACACCACTAACATATTCAAAATCCCCATCAATCATTTTTTCTTGGAGAACATTAAATACATTCCACAAATCATTCCCTTCATCCTCCTTGCGAGTTGGTTTGAGAACTTCTTCAATATTAATTCCATAGTCTTTAATAATATTTTGGTTTTCATTAATTTTTTCAAAACGAGTTTCAAGAGCCTTTTTAGCGAACTCTACTTTTTGTTCTTGAGACAAAATAGTACTCTTGAACTTATTCATTACCTCAACAGTAACTGGAAGCTGCCCTACCAATTCAGATACAATTGCTTGAACTTCTTCAAATGAATAGCCCATATGGCGGACTTTTTTATCAGCAAAATGCTCAGTGGCAACTACCAAACCATTAGAACAAACCAACCTAAACAAACCAGCTGTAAATTGAAAGCTATTCTTACCATCATGAGAGTTTGAGATAAGAATTTGTGGGTAAACTGTGTCACCATCATTACCATCAATTACAATATCTGGGTTACGAAAAACTAGCATGTGTTTTTGGAAACCTTTGTTACGGCGGGCTCGAACTTCAACAGCCTTGCTAACACCCCATCCCATTTTTTCCATATCATCAATGATGCGGTCAGTTGGAATGTGAACATACTTGTCTGAAGAACCTGCCATTTTGTGAGAGGTAAAAACTGAAGGCGCTGCTTCTTTGATTTGGTTTCTTGTGAGAAATTCCATAACTTTTATTTTTTATTTTTATTTAAATATAATAAGCTTAGAGTGTGGAGCCAAGTTCTTAGTTAAAGAGAGCTTGAAACTCAAGCAAATCTTTTTCGGCTTCCTCGTAATTACCAATTCCGTATTGGTCAACAATCAAGTAAAGAGCATGTTCATCATCAAAAGCAGCCATCACATGATCACCTTCAGTGGCTTTAAGGTATTTTCTAATCATGATAGCAGTAACAATAAGCTCATCAAATGAACATTCATTCTCAATAAGTTTTGAAGCAAACTCATTTGTCAATTCGGGCAAAGCTGAAATAGTCATGTTGTTAAATTTTATTTCTTATTTTACACTCTAAAGATAACAAATTTAGCCTGTCAAGCCAAACTTTTTAATAAGAAAGATTAACCCCGTAAACTGTTGTAACAGACCCACTTAAAACTGTAGGATTTGTTGCTATAAACTTAATATGACTTGCAGGTATGGTAACAGATGGAGTAAAGGAAAAAGTCGCTGTAGATGACGGATTTACTATAAAACCCGCATGTATTGACTCTGTTATAACAGTACAGTTTGTAAGAGAAGAAATAGAAGCAGAGTTAAAAACTTGTCTATAAGCTACTCCTCCATAAGGAGAACTTGGATCAGAAAAAGTAGTTCCTTCAATAACAAAATAAGTTACATAGGGGATATCATTTATTAAAGTAAAAGTAGTAGCTCCAACAGATAAATTAGCTGAAGCAGTAACTCCATTTCTTAAATCAGTTCTTGTGTATGTTGGCATGTTAATAAATATCCAAGATCAAGCCAACTTGCACATACCTCACCTCAAAATATCCGTATATACAAACCTTATCTAAAATCTAATGGATCTTCAGTAGGAAACTCATAATCATCATCATACTTGCCTTCTCCTTTTCCTCCTTTATAAGGCCCAATTTTATAAAAATAAGCTAAATCATCAGGCAATATAAAAAAATCAGGTTTAAAAGTATTTCCTACATATAAAACTTCATCTTCAGTGAAGGAAGATATAGTGTTCATAAAATCAGGGTTAAATATAAAATTTGGATTATCCGAGGAAATCCCAATAATAATAGGAACTCGATCAGAGGTATCTCGAGATTGCCTTGAAATGAAATTATAAGCGATTCTCGGGTCTGTAGTGAATGAATGGATGCCCCTTTGGCTACGAGGAGCAACTTCTAACCCGGGGTTGGGAACTGCTATAAATTCATATTTTGATAGATCAATATAATCATCCCAATTGAGTTTTTCAAATGTAGAGAGGGGGATAGTAGCTCCCCTGAGGATTAGTTTTTTACCACGAGGAGTAGCAATCAAATCATTTGAGTTGGTGGATGCTAAGGGGTCTAAGATCCTGGGAAATTTGGATTTTAAGGATAGGAGCTTTGGGGCGTTACTAACTAAAATAGAAGGGATATCTACCCCTTGTCCTATTGTTGCTTTTGTAAAAGACCTTAACCCCGATAAGAATTCATTTTCATCTTCTGTATTTTTTTCATGTTCATCCCCAATTAAATAAGCAAATTTGGCTCTTTTTGAATTGTTAGTTTTTATAGCGGGTGAATATGGATCGGCAAATAGTCTTTTACCGTACTCTAGTTCTCTGAGGATATTAACTAATTTCACGGTTAATAAATATTATAAGGCATCATGAGGATACCATTCATCATCATCCCATTCTGAGATGATTTCGTTTTCTTCTTCGTCCATAGATCATTAAATGTTTGAAGGTTAGTATGTAGTTTTTAGAGAGGAAACCTGGGTTAACTCATAACAATAAATATAGGTATATGTTTTTTCAATAGCAAAAAGTTTTAAAGATCTTTTTTTACAATTTTGTGGCTTTTGAAAAGGTTTGGCAAAATGGGAAAATGGGATAAGTTATGGGATATAGGTATATATTTTGTCGATGGGAAAGGTTTACTCTCCCCATTAAAAACACCACACCCTGCTAACATACCCGGTCCGCATCGATGGATAACAACGCGCGTGGGAGATACGGTGCTATATAGCGGTACGTACGTACGACACAGATACGACAGACTCCTTACGGAACCTGTCGCACCACATTCTTATCGTTTTGTAAATTACGCCTCGACAGATTCGACAACTTTTTTAGGGCGGCCGGGCTTTCCACCTCCCATTGCTTTTTTAGCGTTCAATTCGGCAATTCGCATTTGACGCTTCGATTCCGGGTTCACAGTACCTGCTGGTCGACCGCGCTTAATTACTTCACCACTTGCGATACGATTCGCAATTTCGGTCAAACGCTTCTGACGAGCCGATTCTGGATTGATACCGCTGCCAACCGGCCGACCGGCCTTACGCTTTTCAACATTCAATTCAACGTTCATCACGACTTGGTTTTTGGTGTTCTTAGACATGGTGTGTTGTGTTTTGTTTGTGTGTGTTTTTTTTAAATCTTATACCTAAATATAACGATCAATCTTGCGGTTCTAAAATCCTAAGTGTGCGTTGTTTGCGTTTGAATTACTTATCTTCGCTCTTAGTGAGCGTGTAGATGATTGGATATGTAACTAAGAAAACACTGTATGCGATTAAGCCATATGACCCAACAGTGAAAATAGCGTTCATAACAGTTTCAAAATTCATGGTCGGTTGGTTTTGGTGTGTATTACTTTTAAATCTTATACCGTAAATATACTATCTGATTACGGTGGGTCAAAACCCTGAATACATTAGTAACTGGTATCCCAAGATTTATTAACCAACATTTCGTTCAATCGCTCTAAACTCTTCCTACCCCCATGTCTGAGTTCGGAGTACCTATCCAACAAATCATCATCATTTGAGTTGGTTAGTGTTTCATTAGATAACTCTACAACGTATCCTGCTCCTATAGCCCCGAAGGACATACCTGTGTCTCTACCTTCTCGAATCTTAACTATAGACACATTTACATTGTTGATGGTCATTTGGCTTTGTGTTTGGTTGATGTATATTACTTTTAAAACTTATACTGTAAATATACGACCTGATTGCGTTGGGTCAAAGCCCTGGGTGCGTGTTGTTTAGGTCTTAAAATATCGCTCCCGTCTTATTCAACTCCGCTGCGTCAAACGCCTTAACAACTACCTCCTCAAACGTCTCCTCGTTACGTGCTTTTCCATACTTCAAAGCATCTTCATATGTCCCATTGTACAGGTTAAACATCCTGTGACCTGAACAATCATAACCGCTATACTCAGTCCAAAATACGATCCACAGATTGTTGTTCATTTCTTTATCTTTTAAATCTTATGAACTAAATATAACGATCAGTTTCGGTTAAACCAAACCCCTAACTCCACTCACTTATGTCTCAACCTCTTAAATACATCAAGCAACTCTGGGTTGTTCATTATCCTATCCCTCAATGCCTTTGACTTTTGATCCAAGAAATCGTTATATTCTTTCTCACTCTTAAATCCATTCTTTTTCCAATTTTCCATTTTAATCATTATTTTTATTATTAAATCTTATACATAAATATAACGATCAGTTTCAGTTAAACCAAACCCTTCAACTCATTTACCCCTTAAATTCCTTAATCAACCCTTCAACCAACCCCAACAACTCATCATTATTACCCTTAAATCCAAAATACTTCTTCACATCACCAATTTTCCAATGACGGTTTGGTTTCAAACCAACACTATACATTTTCAACTGTCCCCGCAACACATTCAAATTCCAATAACAAACTGGTACTTCATTACCGTTTACCGTAACCGTCTTTCCACTCTCAACCTCCAACCAGAACTGGGAATTTTTGTTAATAGTCATCTTTATCTATTTTTAAAACTTATACCTAAATATAACAAATAAATCCAATCAAACCAAACCCCCAAGTTAAAACACCCCACCATCAATTATAACCCTCTTCCTAACCTTATATTCTTCTAACCCCTCATAATAAACATTCCCTACTTTTACACTATCTATTTTATTAAAATAAACATAGTCAGATGGATCTTCTTCTCTAATTACTACTTTTAAATTTTTATTTTCAACTTTCTCCAACATCCCAATCAATTCTTTAACTGTCATTTTTCTTATTTTTAAAACTTATACCTAAATATAACAAATAATTTTTAATTATTAAAATACCTTATACTTAAAACTTACTTTATAAACTTCTCCATCTTCAAACTTCCCATTTTCTACACTTCTCTTTACATTCCAAACATCCCCATTATATATTTCAATTTCAAAATTCTCCCATAAACTATTATTACTAATCTCCTCCATCATTTCTTCTATTTTAATTCCAATACTCCACATATCAAACCAATCTAACCCTACTTTATATTCTACCAAATCTCCTTCTTTATAATCCTTATAATCCCCATCCAAACTACTAAATACATTTTCTAAAATATAATCAACAACCTTCAATTCTCCTTCTTTAAACTTCTTCATTTTATTTATTAATTATTTTAATTAATTATTATTAAATATAATAAATAAATATTAATTAATAAAATTCTAAATTAATTAATTAATTTCCTCTCCTTTAATATAAACACCAATCTTGGCTTCTTTATCATAAAAAGTGACCAAATTATTTTCAATATATTGTGTCAATTTAAGGCCCATTCCTTCCCAAGCTATTGTTTCAATTAAATTATTTAGACCTTCATAAGCTTTATCAAAGGTCAAAAAATATCTATTTTCAATTATTACCAAACCATCCTCTTCAACCCACAATTTAAATACTTCCATTTTTCTTTTTTATTAATTATTTTTAATTAATTATTGCTAAATATAACAATTTTTATCTAATAAAACAAGTATCTAAATTAAATTATCCACGTAGCGCCCTTACGCTAATGTGTGATTAATCAATCAGTTCAATAGCGAATTCGCCTGAGAGCATTTATTGAATAATAGTGAAAGTGCCTGGGAAATAGGCTATGTGCTAATTAATCATTAGCTTTACCCTTAGCATCACGAGCATGTTTTATTTTATGATTCAATAATGAAAATGCCTCGAAAACAAAACAGTGATAGTAAGGAAAATTCCTGATCACCTGGTGATCAAAAACGAAAACGCCCGAGACAGAAGCATAGTCAATAGTGAAAATGCCCGTAAAATTGAATAAATTGCTATTAATCTGTTTGGCTTTAGCTAACTTAAACCGATGCACTATCGACATTCTTATACGCACTTTGGCGGGTCTGGCTGTGGTGTTTGGCTGTAAGCTTATTAATTAATAACGTTTTATTACGGTGATAAATATATGATCTCTTATGAGAAACGCCAAGCTTCCCTATAGGGGGGTTGGGGGAGCCCCCCATTCCCCCAGGTATTTTTTTTTTGAAAAGTATATATTTTTTTAAAGAGGAAGTTTGGAGGTGTGGGTGAATGCAAGCACCAGACCATTTCTTAACATGACTCCATACACCCCTTGTTTGTCACCTACCCCTCCCCTACCCCACTCCTCGTTTCACCCTTACCTCTTTATTTGTCACCCACTTACCATTCCTCTAAACATCAATTTAATATATTGGAGGGAACCATTCCTGGTTCCCCCCCTCCCACACTATGTTTCTAGTATGTTTCTACTATGTTTTTATGGATCATTTTTCCTGGACGCCACCGATTTCCATTCCCGGATACCTTATGTGGTTGTAAACGATCAAACCCCTGGGAGTATTATTATCTATCTTCCTTCTCCCTCACCATCCATCCTTTATTTCTTATCCTACTACTACCTCAATGGTTTCGGTTTGGGCGGTTTTGGTTCCGCTACCCTTTGGACGACCTGCTTTCAAGGTTCCATTGGCTCGTTTTGCTTCCAATTCCGCAATTCGCAATTGACGCTTTGAATTTGGATTGATACCACTTCCAACCGGACGTCCTCGCTTCAACTCTCCATTGGCTCGCTTCTCATTCAGTTCAGCCAAACGGCGCTGACGCTTTGATTCCGGATTCACTCCACTCCCTACCGGCCGTCCACGCTTCACTACTCCAAACTCAACATTTCCTACTTCTTGAACCAACTTCTCAGATGCTTTGAATTGAACGTTTTTCATCTTTTTTTGTTTTTGGTGTTTTTTATTAACTCTTATTTCTTAATCTTATTACCTAAATATAACAAACCTTTTTTAGTTTCTAAAATCCTAAACTAACTTGTTTTTTTAATTATTATTGTTATTTCTTTTTAAATCTTATACCTAAATATAACAAACTATTTTTAGGTAATAAAATCCTAAGTGAACTTATTAAATAAAGACCCTTTTAACAAAAAAATCATTACTACCAAGTTCCTCAGCACACTCTTTAGCTTCATCATAAGAAGTATACAACTTAGGATAGACATTTGGAGTGTTATCAAATAAATTGACCCAAGTCACTACATACAAACCATCACTCTTAGTTACCATTATCTTTTATTTTTAAATCTTATGAACTAAATATAACAATCCTTTTCATAATAATAAAACTCTATGTGACCTTGTTTCTTAAGAGTGAACTATAACCAATAAATGACCAATAACGAAAATGCTGGTGTTTTATGGTTCCAAAATGTCTCGTTCTACTACTCTCCAATGCCCTCCTGAGGTACGTTGTTTCCTTATTTCCATCCACTTCTCAGCCTCCTCAATGCTACTGAATCCCCATTTGGTGATTGGTCTCTCCATTTTCTTGTTGAACCAACTCACACCTATCTCCTTCATGCCGTTTCCATTTCAGTCAATTCTTCTTTAATCACCTTCATAATACCAATGGCAAAACCTAAAGCATAACTTGGGCTAATTTCTTTAGACATTTTGTCCTCATTCATCAAAAAGTTATCAATAGCTTTGATAAGGGTTTGTTTTTGATACTTGTTCATCTTTTTTATTTTTAAATCTTATAACCTAAATATACAATCTTTTTATCACGTAACAAAACTCTAAGGGAAGGAGTGGATGCTTTCACATCCACTCCTCTTAGGTATAAGTTAAAAGATAAAAATTAAGATCGGTCAACAATTGAATTGATTTTGTCAAGTTTATTTTCAATCCGTTTCAATCCATCCAATATTTCTTTAAGGAACTCAATCCTTGACATTTCTTCGTTCATCGTTTTACTAAATCATTAAGTAATTCTAAAGCCAATTTAAATACACCACAAGCGACAACAATCGCTAAACTAATCACTGCTAACGCTGCTACTCCTGCCATAACTTGTTGGACTACCATTTTATTTTTTAGTTAAGCTGTTTCATCACACCCATAATTTCTTCCATGAGTTGATCCTCATCCAATTGAAACATCCAATTATCTGGGTGGATAATGGAAGCGATTTGTCTCTCTTCCTCATCCATTAACACAGCATTCATAATTGAATTAACAATATTAAAGGCGTTTTTTTCTCCCATCAATGAAATGGCAAAGAAACGGTCATAGTGAACAAGGCGGTCTAAGAGTCCCATGTTAATGTTTTTTTAGGTTAGGCTACAACTACAACACGACCGGGGTAACAAACCAACTTACCCTTAGTTGGGTGAACAATAAAATCATCCTTATCAAATTCCTGGATGTTTTTGTTGCTCCGCTTCTCAAATAGAGTCGCTACTTTGTAGAATGGAACATAAACTTTACTTCCAATCTTAAAACATTCTGCTTTAGCAACTCGGATTGAACCTGCAAGTGAACTCATCTTTTTTATTTTTAAATCTTATAACCTAAATATACGAAACTTTCTTAACGGAACAAAATTCTGGGGCCAAGTGAGAGCATATATTCAACATCACCTAAATCAATATTCTTTTTAGCATCCTCCCAAATAAGCTCTCTGAGATGACAACGGAATATATTATCAATTTGTTTCATCCAGTCCCTTTGCTCTGAGTAGGTTGGGAATTCAACTTCATTTCCTGAGAATTTGACATTGTCAATATTCAAAAGTTCAATGTCTTCTGCAACAAATGCTCTACGTTCACCCTCAACAAGAACAACTTGTAGTTCAGCAGTACCAGTACACAAACCATTTAACACACTAAATGGTGATGAAACATTAACAAAAATGTTTACGGAATTAACTTTGGACCTATTCATCTTTTTTAATCTTATAACCTAAATATACGAATCCTTCTCCACGTAGCAAAATTCTAAGCAAACTTAAATCAATCCACTCACCAAAAGCACAGATGGGTGACCATGTTCACAGTAACCATCAGGTTCAACCTCACATAAATCATCACAACAAGCAGGCACTGTAGAGCTAAATACTACTTCATCAAGAGTACACCCCCAATCATCTAATGCCTCAGTAACTGAAATTCGTTTTGGTCTCATATTATTAGATGTAATTGTTAAGGTCTAATTTATCTTTGATTGACTCAACAGTTTGAGTAATAAATTTATGAGTAATCATAGGAATTTTACCTTCACTAATGAGTCTGTTATTTTCTGCTTCATACCTTTCAATCATTTCTCCCAAACCCTGATCAATAAGGGCTTTTTCAAACGCAGTTAACTTATCCATTTTTTTAAAAATATTCGTTTTCAAGATAATCCATCAAATCACTCTCATTAGAGCAATTATCTACCATAGTGATCAAAAGATCAAGCATTCTTTTACGATACATTTCATCCCTACTATTAGTCTCTTCAGTAATGTTTCGAAGACAATCAAGCAAATCATTGAAAGTGTTCTCGAACCGGCAGTAACTCATGTTTGGCATCTCTTTATCTTTTAAATCTTATAACCTAAAGATATGAATTTTTCTTATGGGAACAAAATCCTAAGTGCCCTTTTTTATTACTTATTAGGGATTTGAAATCCAATAACCCTAATTTGAGGTTCAATCTCATTTTGACGTAACTCAATCATTTGGCGAGTAAATTCAAGCGTTTCAATATCACTTTCATTACTTACCCACTCAACAAACCACTTAGTCAACAGTTGGGACTTAACTTTCTTCAGCATAATTTAGATTGTTACAATTGCATAATCAACACTTTCTTCTGACTCATTCACATTGATCAAAATACCACCTGTATTTGAAATATGAGTTCCTGCACTGTATCCTAAATTGTTTTTAGGATCAGCTTTCATAAAATCTTCCAAATACCAAGTGGTTTCACCATGGTGGAAATAATGATTACCTTCTTGATCAGCATAAATGGTGGCTTGGTCTTTGAATACTACAATCATTTTCTTAAATCTTATAACCTAAATATATGAATCCTATCCTACGTAACAAAATTCTAAATAACTTAGATATTAACAATCCCCCTCAATACATCATCTAAATCATGCCATATTTCTCCACCATCATCACTTACAAAAATATGAACACCATCTTCTGTGTCATTTTGAACTACATCATATACATAATCCTCAAAGACATTCCCAAACTCTCTCTCAGTATACAAATAAACATTACCGGGAGTGGTTTTGAGTTCAGCTATAACTGATGCTACAAGACAACCAAACCCATTAAAAAATTCACCTAACACAGGCCTACCACTAATTCCATTCTCAATTGGTCCTCCATCAATAATTTCTCTTAGTTTATTTCCAAGATAACCTGGATAACCATCGTAGTGATGGTAGATGTTAGCGACAAAATTACCTTCATTGTCTCTAAAACGGATTGAAGCTCGAGTTGACATTTTTTATCTTTTAAATCTTATAACCTAAATATATGAATCCTTTTTACAGTACCAAAACTCTAAAATCTTTAGTTGGTAAGAGTCTTATAAAATTCACTTAAATTTTTACCTTTAAAGATAGGAGTCTTAAATTCATTCTCAGCACCCCAAACTTCACACATAAATGAATGACCTGATTTGGGTATTACAGTCCAAACTACTTCACCACTTTTAATATCACAAATACGAAAATCATCATACAAAGAACCGGTGAGTGGGGCATTGTTCTTAAAAAACACATAATGCTTACTCAAGTCAATATTCATTTTCTTGGCAAAACGACGCACCATAGGAAACAGTTTATTTGCTTTCCCCTTCAATGATTTACCTCCACAGAACCAATCGTAGAAATTAAAACACCCGCCTTCAGTTCCGTCTGAGTCAAGGTAAATTCCCTTACTGAATGCTTCAAGTTGATGTCCAAGTGTTACTTTCATTTTTTCTTATTTTTAAAACTTATACCCTAAAGATATGAATCTTTCTTATGGGAACAAAACTCTAAAATCTTTAGTTAGAACCTGGATCTGGAATGCCAAATGCAATATAAAGCGTTTTCCCATTGACTACACACTCCTTAAATGCTTCATTTGGGTTAACAATGGAACCAAAGAAAACCAAATCATTTGATGATAATGTATTACCAAACAATTTAGGCAACTTTTGATCAGTAATGAAAATAGTTTCTAATTCATAACCAACCATTACAACATTGGGGTTATATTTGTCCCAATCAGCCTTAAATGCTTCAAAATCATATCCATCTGTCTCCTCATAAGCCGAGAAGTAATCAACTCCATTAAACCCAAATTCAGAGGGATCATTCATCATACTAATTGGTCCACCTGATGGGGTGTCAAACCAATCTCTCATAAAATCAAACTCACTTAAATCAATGATCTCGTTAATGTTTTCTTGAACAAAATCAAACAATTCTTCTTTACCCATGTTCATTTTTTACTTATGGGAGGATGTTATAAATCTCGTCTTCAATTTCCTGAAGGACACTCACACTAACCAAATCAATAATGTTAGGTGTTTCATCAATATAATAATTACCTTCTGAATCAATAACGAAAATGCCATCAATCATTGGAATTGAGCCTGTATGGTCGTAGTTATTTTCTAAGTACCACAACACCAACAAATCAACACCCATAATTTTAACCTTAAGTTTCTGTAACATTTTTTTAAATTTATATCCTAAAGATAGTAATTTCTTATCCTAAAGCCAAATTTCTAAGTTTTAGAGTCCCATTTTTACTCTCCACCTATTCTTAGTTACAAACACTAAGCGGTCAGCTTCCCATTTATTATTTGTTATATAAACGATGAAATCCGCTTGATATTGGTTCTTAGTCACATACCACCATCCCCTTGTTCGTTTTGACTCATGCCATGAGTTAACATTAAATACTACCCAATCTGCTTGCCATTCATTGTCTGTTATATAGATTTTATAATCAGCTAAGAATCTATTGTCTGTTATATAGACACATTGACTAAAACAATAACTGGATATAAGTAGTAATAAAGTGGTTAAGATAAGTTTCATTGTTTATTCTGAGATAGTAAATTCATTATTGGCTGCCTTTTGGGCCAAATTGATAAAATAATCAGGGTCAGTAACATCAACAGTCATAGACTTATATTTGAAACCATTGGTCAATCTAATCTTAGAGATACGCTTAGTAGACAGCATATCCAATTCTCGAGGTGTAAACAGAAACCAAGCATTACCATCACAATTGAATCTATTCCAAGAGTATTTAGTAATTTTACTTCCATCCTCAAACAGAATAATTATTTCAACATTTTCAACACAACCCATTCCAACTATAAGAGTATTAACTCCACTTATAATGGGAGAGTTTTGATTGAGTTTAAAAGAAGCATCAATTCTAAACCCAGTTTGTTTGTCCTCTCCATAAAACACTTGACCTGGTTTGTCAATCCAATACACTCTATCATTCATTACATCCACATGCTTCAAAATCTCTTGACTATAAGATGTGAGTGAAGCCATAGCCAAACCAAAAACCATAAATACCTTTTTCATTTTTTATTTATTTTTATTATTTTGTTCCCAATCCAACCAAAAACCAATAGCTACTAAAACATTCATTCCTATTGAGGACACCAACTCAATAGTGTCATGGTAAACATTCATAGTTAAATGAACATGACCAATCATCCAAAACGGAATTGATAGATTTTGTGATATCCATATTATCAGAAATTTAATAAATTTCATACTATAAAGATAAAGAGAGGCTTGGTTTAAGCCAAGCCTCCTTTTTAATATTTTGATAAAATTAGATTGGGGCCCAAGTCCATCCTAAGCCACTTTTATTAGCTTGTGATATGGTACCAATTTGGATACCTGGAGGGGGTGTTCCGTTAATGTGGTTTTCTAGAATATCAACATCTAAAAATATATCAGTAAATGTTACTTCCCCAACCTCAAATGTAACTCTGTTAATTTTTTGGCCAGGAACTATGTCTGTAAAGTATATATTTTCTAGGTTAACTCTACTATTGTCATCCATGTTAATAAGATCTTCTGCTCCTGAGGCTCTAACCTCACCATTTTTAATAGTATGTCCTGCTATTAATGACCCTTCAGGACCATCAAGTTCAAAACAATGGCCAGTTGGAGTTATTATAACAAAGTTATCCAATGTTCCACTCCATCCTTGGTCTGTATCAATAGCATCATCTCCTACATTCCAAACAACAATGTTTGTAGCATTAACTGCACCACCGAAAAATTCAATACCATCATCTTGATTGGATACAACTTCAATATTATCTATAACTGTACCTGAACCGACTCCTCCTAGTGTTAAACCATTTATTTCATTACCTGAGCCAATGTTTGCTCCACCATGACGGATTGAGACATATCTTAAAATCCCAGAGTTATCAGTTGGGTTATCTCCTCCATATAAACCGTTTTGGTCAGAAGTGGGGATGCCTTCGATTTGGGTTTGAGATATACCATCTACTTCATTTGAAGCTGAGATGGGAGCATAGCCTAAAATAATAACCCCACCCCACAATCCATTTACAGTTGGGTCAAGATTTGGGCTTGAAAAAACTCCAACCTCAACATCCTCAATGTTGATTTCATCAGCAACTGAGGTAAATATTATAGGAGCATCTTCTGTACCTTCAGCTATTAATTTAGAGCCTCTAGCTACTAAGAGAGCAGTTGCATTAGGTCCTGTACCAGCTTGGCCCTTAATAATAGTCCCGGGTTCAATTGTAAGTGTAGCTCCATTTGTTACTGTGATTCTTCCTCCTAATTCATATATTTGGTCATTAGTCCAGATAGTATTCTCAGTTATATCATTTGAGACTACTGTGTTAGTAGTCTTATTATCAGGGACTTCAATAACATCATCCTTTTTACAAGAAGTTATAAGTAAGGCAGAGAATAAGCCTAAAATTAAATAAAAATTTTTCATAAGTGTTTACTTGGTTTTCAAAATATACCAGGGG